ATCAAAGATGACGGCGATGTTGTTGTTGAAGGTCGCTCAACCCGTGAAACTGTTACATCTATCCTAATGTTGGAAGCCCGTGTTGTTGAATACATGAAGCTCCTGATTACAGAAGATGGAATGTTAGACGACATCACATACGAGGAAGTTGATGCGGAACTGCCTTTTGCATCTCAACTTGATCTGATGGATGCCATCTCCGAGGCTATTCAGCCCGGTTACAAGGACACTCGAAAAAACTCGTAAGGGATAATCGTCAACAAGCCAGAGCCTATATATTGGCTCATGGCGGTTGTCCCGACAGTATTCCGCTTGACGATATGCGGAACATTGAAATCATGATGAGTGACGGAATGATTGGCAATAAGGCTGTATTACTGGCCTTGAGTGTCTTGGCGACTGGGAATTTAAATTCAAAGTTGAAGCAAGGCGTCACTCCGTTTACAATTAAGACGGTTCTCCCGTCTGCACATGAATACATAATCCCGCCTCTTTCCGACGAGGAACAGGCATCTCAGGCAAATAGACAATTGCTGAGTTTCATGGCCTTAGCTCCGGGAGCGCCTCGCACGTTCACGGAAAGGCTTACATGACACAGATTATTTTCAAGATTGAAGGACTGGAGTCTTTGGAAGCCCAATTATTAGGACTTGCTGAAGGCTTCAGGACTGACCTTGTTCTAAGAAACACAATGACCAAGGCAGTCAAAAAAGCGATAGAGCCAATTGCTGCGGCAATGATGGAAACTCCTATACCTTACAACGAAAAGAACACCAAACATATTCACCTTCGTGATACATTGAGGGCTGAAGCAAGAGTTCCAAACGCTCAAGATAAAAACTCATCAATGGTTAATCAAACTGATGTTGTGATTGGGATTGTTAGCGTGAAAAAAAGTGCTGTTTCTTTATCTCAAGAGTTTGGAAATGCGAGAACTGTTGCTCACCCGTTTATTCGTAGTGGCCTTGAAAGGTCGTATGAGCAGGCGGTAACGATTTTCAAGAACGAACTCGCTGACTTGATTCCCCCATACGCAGCAAAATTGGCTAAGAGGAAATAATGGCAAATCAAATTCTAGCCCGTCTGGGCATCGTAATGGGTGTTGACTCAGGTGAGCTTGAGATTGGCCTAGCCGCTGCAAAAGAAAAGTTTAAAGGCTTTACCAGAGAAGTAACTCGCCAATCCACTGAAGCCGCCAAGATGACAATGGCGATGAACATGGAGATGCAGAGTTACGGAAAAACGCTGACAAACGTAGAAAGAGTTGAGCTTGAACTGAAAAGCGGAAGACTTGCTGGAAACATGGTTTCAGAAAAGCAGTTAAAACTTCTTAGAGATACTGCCGCAGCTTATGACGCCATTAAAGTTGCTGCAACAAAAGCAAATACAACGCAAGCTGGTGGCGGTTTAAGTAACTGGCAAAAACAACAGGTTGCTTACCAAACAACTGATACTGTAACGAGTTTGATGGGTGGTCAAAACCCATTGATGGTTTTGATGCAACAGGGTGGTCAATTAAAAGATCAGTTTGGTGGTCTTGGCCCAATGTTCCGTGCGCTTGGAACTTACATTACTCCAGTTGGAGTGGCTGTAACTGCGCTTGGAGTTTCAATACTAGGGTCTGCTTATGCCATGTATAAAGGGGCTGCCGAACAAAAAGAATTTGTTAATTCTTTGGTTATTACAGGCCATTATTTAAATATTACAGAAGGCCAATTTTCATTATTAGCAAGAACAGTATCTGATAAATACCATACATCATTGTCTGGCATTCGAGAGGCTATGCAGGCTGTTGCATCAACAGGTCAGTTTACAGCTACATCTTTCAATTCTGTAACAGAAGTTGTTGCAAGAATGTCTAAGCTGACGGGAGAAGCTGCATCAACTATTGCAACAAGTTTGCTGCCTTCTCTTGATGGTTCTGCATCTTCTGCTAAACGATTAAATGACCAGTATCATTTTCTAAGTGTTGCCCAATATGAGCAAATTAGACAATTGGCAGCTCAAGGAAAATTACAGGAATCTATAAAGATAACATCTGATGCCTTAACTGTAAGTCTTAATAAGCAAACACGAGACATTGGTTATCTTGGTTCGGCATGGGAATCTGTTGCTAAATGGGCTGGAGTTGCCGTTCAAGCAATGAAAGACTGGGGGAAGACTAGCACTCCAGATGAAAAAGTAACAAAAGCATGGCAAGACTATGCGCGAAAAAAGTTCACGGCAGAAAGAGACAACGCTACAGAACTTCAAGTTTTGGAGATGAACAAAGCCAAGGCCATTTATGAAAACGAAGTATTGCTTCGAGGGCAAAAACTTGCATCTGATGCTTTAGCTTCTGCTGAGGCAGAAAACAATCAAAACAAAATTGATGATATTGCATCTGGTCGGGCGGCAAAGCGCAGACAGAAAATGTATCAGGCTGATGATTTAGATGAGCAGGCAAGAGCTTATTCAAAAATACTTTCCAATGACAAAGTAAGCTCAATTGAGGAAAAGCGTGTTGCTGATATGCTTAAAGCAATCAGTTCAATGAAGCGAATGAATCAAGATGAAGATGGTGCTTATGCGGAAAGCAATGCTCGCCTTCTTTCGGCTCAACTAATAAATATCAATGCAAAAGCGGCTCAAGAAACTGCTGACATTTATGCCAAGGCTAAAGAGGGTTATAGATTAACTGCTCAATCAGAACAAGATGTTATTGACAAAGAAAAAGAAAGAATTGCATTCTATAAAGAACATATCTTTTTGCAAGGCGCTGATCTTGAAATTGCTTTATCTCGTCTTAAAACAGAGCAGGAAATTGCGGCAATCTATTCCAAAAAAGATGGTGGATTGAAATCTGACAAAGATGCCGCAGCAGAGCGTTTGCGAGACATTCAAAAGCAGCGTGAAGCAGTTATTGAGCAAGGCGCTCATTTGAAGATGTTGCAAGACATGAATCAATCCGTGTATAGCAACATGGGAAGTGCCATTGATACCTTTGTTCGCACAGGTAAATTTGCATTTAAAGATTTTGCTCGTAGTGTCATTCAGGACTTAATTGCAATTGCAATGAAAGCTCAAATGATGGCTATGTTTAAAGGATTTAGTTTCTTTGGCGCAGGAGGTGGCGGCGGCACTACTGGTCAGTTTGAGTCTGACATCAACACTAGCGGATTCTCAGGACTGGCTACTGGAGGCTCTGTTGTTGGTGGAACAACATATATGGTTGGCGAAAATGGCCCTGAATTGTTTACTTCAAATACTTCTGGAACAATCACTCCAAATGGTCAGATGTCTAGCTCATCAAACAATCAACCTCAAGTTGTCTACAACGGCCCATATATTGCCAGCATGAGTGCGATTGATACACAGTCTGCAACGCAGTTCTTGGCTAAGAATAAACAGACAATTTGGGCGGTTAACCAATCAGCCCAACGGTCACTACCAGTGAGTCGATAACATGAGTTTGCAAACCATTCTTTCAATCAGCGAAACAGTTGGCATCAATGACCAGCGGTTTGTTGGTCAAACGGTTAGTCGAAACCAAAAGATCACAACTTCAGAGATTCTGACTGTTGTTCCTTTTGCGTTTGAGCTGAAGCCAATGAACTATTTGTTGTACTCAAAAAACAGAGGCGTTCTTAATTCTTTGCGTATTCCTGACAAGGCTCTACCTCAGTATTTAAATTTTGGCTCAACTGGTTGGGTAAACTACATCCAATACCAAGGTTCAATGACTTCTGCTCAAATTGCGGCTTGCCAGTGGCAGACTTCAAGCGCGGCAAAAGTTTTGGTGCTTGGCTCTTTGCCAGCAATCGCAAGTACAGCATTCTTGTTTAAGGCGGGAGACTTTGTTCAGGTTGGTTTATATGCCTACATCGTCACTGCTGACGTTCTGAGAGGCCCAAACCCAACGGTCAACGTCCCAGTACATCGAAGTCTATTAACGGCTCTCACAACGACTGTGGCGTGTGTTGCTGGAGAATTTGGTACGACTGTATCAATGGGTGGCTCGACTTATACTGGAGTCACATTCCAAGTTGTGTTGCGAGACTATCCAACGTACTCGCTGACCCCAATCACGAATGACTCGTTCATCAACTGGAGTGGGTCATTCAAAGCCTTTGAAAGCATCCTATGAACGTGATTGCTCCTGTCGTCGGAACAAACAATATTCGCACTGCGGATTTTGTTAGGGTTAACACTGGGACTGATATTTATCGTTTCACGACAGCGCCATCAAATACGCTGGTATCGGCTGTTGATTCAACCGAGTTTAGTGCTGTTGGTACGCTGATGAAGGTTGGAGATGTTCAACGGGACATTAAAAGCACGGCAAATGACACGACAGTAACGATTGTTGGAATTGATACTGCATTGCTTGGATGGGTACTAGGACAGAATGTTAAAGGCGCTCAAATCCAGATGTGGCATGGGTTCTAC